CTAACGGTTTGCGTTACCCGCCAGCCGTGCCAAAAGACGACACGTCATGCAGGTCTTCCAGGTCGAACATTGACGCTTGCCCGCCCACAGCCAAAGGCTGGTCGGGTGGACGCTGTGTTAGGCGCGCTTGTTTTGCTCGTAACTCCGCCAACTCTTTATATGTGCTGGTTGATATATCCAAATCATGTCCAGCACCTTGATTGATGAGATATTCACCAAAGCAGATATCACAAAATTCGCCAATATGGTTATTCTCATCATCGTACACGCCATGCACGGATTCTGCACCACAGGAACACTTGTATTTATTTTGCACTTTGTCTAAATTACCACTCATCCAACTCATGAGATTACTCCATCTGTACAATTTTTGCAAAATTCGCCATAGTTGTATTCTTCTCCACAGGTAGAACACTCGACTACCTGATACTTTGGCGGACATTCTTCACAGGCTGGATTGCGGCATTCCCAAAAAGTGTGACTACGAACTCTGGCTTCAACCTTGAATTCATCGCAAGATAGACAACGCGGTGGTTCAGGCTGTTCATACGGATTTTTGGCATAGTAACCCATGCGATTTACTCCTTGCGCCACGAAGCGCCTAACTAGGGGATATACAGACTGGCATATACCAGTCCGCATAAATACCCACGCACCGCGTCGCGTATCTGTTGATTGACAGACAGCGCCCCTCCGCACTGCTCCCGTCTGTACTGCATCACCGCCAGATGATCAGCGGGGATGTTTACCAGCACGGGCACAAAGCCTCGGGGCTTCGGCCCTGGCTTCCACTGGCGGAGATACCGCTTACCATTCACATCGGTGACTATTTTCTGCATCGCTTTACTCCGTCGGCCTGCCTAGTGGCAGACAGGCCGCTTGCTCTCGGGGCCACTCCCCAGCCGACTTTCAGCCGTCGGCATTTCTCAAAAAGGGTTTGAGCGGATAGGTGGACTCGAACCGCCATAACCTGCTTGGAGGGCAGGGGTCTTACCATTAGACGATACCCGCATGTCCGCCGCGAAATCCATCCCAATACACGTTATGTGTGTTTGAATTTTGCCATCACCCAGCACCTACACGGCGGACGTAGTGACAGGGTGATAAAGCTGAGAGAAGTGCCCGCCCGTAGCAGGCAATTACCGTCGAGGTTCGTTGTCCTTTCTGCGGGCAACTGCCCACCTGCTACGGGCTGGATTAGGGCCAAGAGTGGATCGTCGCCGTGGCTACACCGCAAGGAGGACGGGGAACCGAGCGACGATCCAGGGAGGAGAAGCAAACGCGGCCAAGAGGATGAACGTCCGCACTTGCACACAAATAGTATCAAAAAAGCGTACGGATTTCAATAGTACCTTTGGGGGATATTAGAAATTAGTCCTTGCAAATTCGCCAAAATATTTTCTTGCGGCGCTGTCATACGCTCGGGCTGCATCTTCTGGAGTATCGAAATAACCGAGCCATATTTTTTTATTGTCTACGCCGATATACGCCCTCCAGTATTTACCAGACTCTAGGCGAACACCTTTATATCCGCTGGTGTTTCTTGACGACTTTGATTTGTTTTGTGCGTTCTGTTTGGCTGTGACCACTCTAAGATTTTCGCGGCGATTATCGAGCCTGTTCCCGTTTATGTGATCTCGCATTTGCCCGGGTTCACAATCAATAATCATCTTATGTAGGAAATTATTTCCGCTTGCCGCGTATCCCTTTGGTCCAAGAAACCATCTGATCTTAGAAGCCCACTCGAATACATCATCATCGACTAATACAACGCCTTTGTTATTTATCAAGTTTATCTGTTTCATAAACTCAATACTATTCTGTTTAGTACTTTTTGTCAAGTAATAGCGTACCCCTTGCACGCAAAGGCGGACAGGCGTATAATTTATCTAACATCTGACAGAACCGAGTAGGCGAGATGGGTCTTTGACCTGTCTCGCCTATTTGTTTTGTCCACAACCCTGGAGGAACGATGTCACTCTTGAACCAACCCACTCCCGACGCCCAGCCCGCGGCACAGGCCACGCCGCCCGTTGAACCTTCTGCCCCCGCGCAGGAGCAGGCTACGGAAGTCAAGCCGTTGACCATTGCAGACGTGGAACGGATCGCCACCGAAAAGGCAACCCGCATCGCGCAAAGTTTGGTTGACAAGGCAGCGTATCGCTTATCGAACGAAGCCCAGCAGAAGATCGACGCCTTGCGCCTCGTGAGCAAGGACTTAGGTCTTACCGACGAGCAGGTGCAACAGCGGATGCAGAAGATCGTCACCGACGACTTGACCACGCAGCCGCAGGCAGCGCAGGCCAGCGAACCGACACCTGAAGCGGAACCCGAGGGCGGAGTCATGGGCGTTATCTCTTCGATTTTCCAGGAGGAAGGCGTCACGCTTGAACCTAACGATCCCGAATACAAGACCTTCGAGGATCAATGGAACAACCCCAACGGGTCAATGACCAAGCTTGTGAAAGCCACCTACTCCGCGATCGAAGCCAAACGCCAGCGCCTCCAGAAGATCGACAACACCGCAGCCGTCCGCACCCCTGGCGGGGCGGGAGGCAGCAGCACACCCTCAACCGTTGCGGCTTCTGCCCATGAGTATTGGCAGAACGCCTACAAAAAGTAAAAGGAGCCAGTCATGGCTAACGAATTCACCATCTACGACTACGAGCGCACGGCCACGGACAATTTGAATAAAGCCGTCGCTCGCACCTGGCGCGAAGCCAGTCCCATCATGGAAATGTTGCGCTTCCGTACTTCCAACAAGTTGACCGAAAAGGTCCTGCGCTTCAATGCCCTGAACACGATCCCATGGCGCAAGATCGGAGAAGCGTTCACGCAGTCGAAGGTCAACCCCCAGCCCATCGAGGAACGCCTGTTCTTCATGGGTGCCAAGATCGACGTGCCGCGTGAGTACGACAAGGCCGAGAGCCTCGTCAACCTGCGCGCCGCGCAGACCGAAGCCATCATGAAGGGCATCGCCTTCGCCTTCAATGACGCCTTCTTCAACGGCGACCCCACCACTGACCCCGACTCGCTCGTGGGTATGTGGTACCGCATCAAGAACGACCTGGGCAGCGGTCAGTACTTCGACGCCAACCTGGACGTGAGCGACGACACCGCCGTCACGACCTGGTACCACAAGATGTTTGACCGCGTGGATCGCTTGCTGTCCCTGGTGGACGGCAATCCCAGCGACAAGGTTCTGTTCTGTGGCGATACTATGTACCGCCGCATCAATAGCGCCTTGCGCCAGTCTAACCAGCTTTTCAGCGCTGAGCTCGCGGGAAAGATGTATATCACCTACGGCAACGGCGGCCCGAAGATCATCAACGCGGGATACAAGGCCGACCAGTCCACCCAAATCCTGGGCACCGCCGAGAACGGCATCACGGCCCTCTCGGGCGGCAGCGACTCCTCGCTGTATTGTGTTCGTTTCGGTGATCCCTATGTCATGGGTTGGTGCCAGGAAATGCCCAACGCCGAGGACAAGGGCGAGACCGAGGATGGCGTGAACCTCCGCACGATCGTGCGCTTCTCGCCTGGCCTGTTTATGACGAGCCCGCGCTCTGCCGCCCTCGCGTACGGCTGGACTGCCGCAGACTCTTAGTCTGAAAGGAAAAGATCATGGATACCAATGCTACTTTGCGTGACGGCAGCACCAACCTGACCCAGGACGAGACCCTGACCAGCGTCCTGGTCGGCCCGATGGTCAAGCCCCTTTGGCTGCACGTCCTCGTCCCTTCCGTTTCCTCGGGTGACACCCTGGACGTGGAACTGGAATTTTGCGCCGCGACCGCCTCGACGACTCAGATCAGCAACATGAACATGAAGCAGATCACCGCCGCGGGCCACTACGCCATCCCGTTCTACACCCTGCATGAATATTTGCAGGTCAAGTTGAACGTGACCGCCGACTCGTCCGCCGCCCTCTCGATGGGCGCGACGAAAGTCTGGATCGACACGACCAACCGCTACAACGGCCCCGCTCTCTCGTAAGGACCGCGAACCCAAAGGCACGCAGGCCCGCCTGGAAACGGGCGGGCCTGTTTCGATTATGAATACCACTGTTGCAATTGTAGGCCGCGCCAAGACCCGCCACCTTGCCCCCTTCGGACGGCAGGGCGTGGATATTTGGGCCTTCAATTATTACGGCTACGAACTGCACAAGGCGGGGAACAGCCTGGCCGCCCTCTTTGAAGTCCACCCCGACGCCCTGACGTGTGACCGCTATGACGACGGGTACCGCGAATTCCTACGCCAGCCGCACCCCTTCCCCATCTACACCCACCCCCGCGCCGATATTACCAAGATCCCCGCAGCCCAACCCTACCCGCTCGACGACATCAACGCCGTGGTGCAGACGGGAGTACTGATCGGCGAAGAGGAGAAGCGGGATTACCTGACTTCGACCACGCCCTACGCCCTGGCCCTAGCCATCCTAAAGGGATACCGCCGCATCGAATTGTACGGGATCGAAGTCAACCCGCTCGAAGGCTACCGCGAACAGGCCGAATGTATCTTCTTTTGGCTGGGCCGCGCCTCAGGCATGGGGATCGAGATCGGGATCCACCCCGAGTCCCGCCTGTTTTCTGACCCACTCTATCCACCTATCAGGAGCAAGTAAATGGCATCTGTAAACCGAACCGCCACCATTGCAAACAACGCGGCCCTTAGCGACGCTGTGACCATCGACAAGTCCCTGCTGCTGGGGCTGGTCCTGCCTGGCACCTGGACGACCGCCGACCTAACCCTGCAAGCCAGCGCCGACGGGACGACCTTCGGCAACGTGTACGACGCCGCAGGCACCGAAGTGACCATCAAGGCCGCCGCCTCGCGTTACGTCACGCTCGACCCCGCTTCCTTCGCTGGGATGCAGGCAATCAAACTCAGGAGCGGCCCGAGCGGCAGCCCCGTCAATCAGGGCGGGGAACGCAGCATCACCGTCGTGGTCTTGGCGGACTAATGCGCCTGTTATCCCTACGTTCCAGCCTGTTACTGCTTCGCCGCAGGAATGGCAGCGAGACGCCGCCGCACAGTGATGTCATCTCCGTCACTGAAAACATCACCCTGACCGCCGCCGACACTGGTAAGACGTATTCGCTGGATGGCGAGGTAAATCTTACCATGCCGCCTACCGCAGAAGTAACGGCTGGATGGACGATCAACGTGCAAGCTACCGATATAGCGGGGATAATAAATGTTTCTGCGGAGGACACGGGAAAGATTGCCATAGGTGGAAGTTTTTTTGACAATGCGTTTCTGCAATCTCTGGACGCCAAAATGACCGTTACCTATGACGGCACGTACTTTCAAGTCGTTGCAACCAGCGGAACCGTGATAGGATCATAATGACTACACTCTTTGACCTTACCCTTCAAGTGGCCAAGCAGGTGACGGAAGTCATCGAAGGCACAGCCACCGCAGGCAGCGCCACCAGCCTGACCGACGCCGCAACCCTGACCTACCCCGACGGGCACTTCACGGGCGGCACGTTATGGATCAAGAGCGGGACGCACCAGGGCAAACTGGTGACGCCTTCCGCGTTTCAGTCGGGCGTCTTGACCTTTCCCACCCTGACCACCACCATCGGGACGCCGCGCTATGCCGTCATTCCCGAGTCCCCGTACCCCTATCGCCAGATCGTCACGGCCATCAATAACGCCTTCGACGACGCGCGCGCCTGGATCCTGAAGAGCGACGCCACCCTGACAGGCGACGGATCGACCACCGAATTCACCCTGCCCGCGGGCGTGTACAACGTGGCAAAAGTGGAAATCTATGACGCGGCCTACCCATATACCAAATTCATTTCAACCCATTGGGCCGAAGTGAATGGGAAACTTGTATTCGACAATGCCACCCCGCCCGTGGACGGCTGGACGATCAGGGTGTGGTATCAGGCCAGGCACGACGACCTGAACGCCTACACCGACGCGCTGGACAATTCCTTGCGCGTGGAGTGGCTGAAGTGGAAGGCTTGCGAGAACCTGCTCACCTGGGCCATGCGGCGCTATCAGAACAAACCCGAAATGCAACTCGACCAATTCCTGAACCAAGCCCTTGACCGCGTGAAGGTACTCCGCCCGCGCACCGAGCCGCTTGTCGTGGTCCGCACGGCTGGGACTCCAGACTGGTAACCTATGCGATCCGATCCGCGCACCCCAAACCCAAAGTATGATGTCACCCTTATGGACCGCAAGGGCCGCAAAGTGGGGCTGAAGCTCTCCACCTCCAACGGCAAACATGATCCATTTGGATACCAACGAATGCCCGTGGACCGCACCGCCCTGAAAACTGCCAGCGGTCAAAGCAGCTATTCCGACTTCCAGTATCCCTATGCCCCCGTTGTACAGGATGACTGGAGTGGAGGCCGCGGCAGCCTGGACTTCGAGCGCGACACCACCAAGTACAACGACTCGCACCGCATCCGCACGGGCGTGAGCAACAAGGCATTTTTAGGGCCGCAGGAGCAGCATACCAAAGGGTACCGCGGGCATGATTATTTTGTGCCTGGCAACGTGACCTTTGTCAAACTGTCCGACGTGACCCACACGTGCGACATTGGCGCGTCTTCTTCCTACACCGTCGCCCGTATTTGGGCCCTGGTACGCAGGGTCGGCAACCCGACCAGCTACCCCGTGCTGAAACTACTGGACCGCTTCAATGTGGTGCAAGCATCCGCCACCCTGCCCAGTACATTCGTGACCGACGACCTGAGTCAGTGGGTTTACGTCGATGTATCCTACGCCGTCACGTCTGGATTGGCCTACAAGTTACAGATCGTGGAGAGCATGGCCAATCCCAGCAGCACCGACTATTGGGAAGTGGCCGTCAACACCGACAAGCGGACCGTCCCTTACATGCGCATGACCCAGGCGGACGCCAATCAGACCGCCATTTTCTTCGAGTACAAAGAGGCTATGCACTGTGTCCTGTCCTCGAGCAGCGGCGCGCCGACTGTGTACCTGAACGGCGACCGAGGCGCAGCCGACTACAACTACATGGACCTGACCAAACTCAACGACGCGACCAAAGCCTGGACGACGAATCAGTGGACGGGCTGCATCGTGCGGATCATCAACGGCAACGCCGACAAGGAGCCGCAGCCCTGGCGAAAGATTACCGCCAACGACGCCACCAGCCTGACCGTGGATACTGCCTGGACGATCGCGCATGATGTGGACGTGGAGTATGTGATCCTGGGCAGCAACACATGGCAATCGCTGGGCGCGTGCGGACTGACCGCCCCCGTAACCTCCACCCTGATCGTCAATGATTACGTGATGCTGGCCCAGGGCGACGCCGTGGCCATCCGCAAACTCCGCGCCTATAACGACGCGGGCACGTGGCGCGAGATGACCGACGCCGCGAACTGCCAGGCCGACGACGGAACCAACAAGGCCATTCACCTGGTATGGACACCGCGCGGCAATCTCATCTGGAAGAGCAATAACAACGACGCGAGCGGGAACGTATCGGTAGCGAAGTCAACCGCCGCGCCCGTGAACTGGGGCAGCGCCAACGCCTTCGCCGCCGCCTACAACGTGGGCGATAAGTACAACTTTATTCGCAGCCTTCAGGTCTATCTGGACCAAAGCAGCAATGAGGTGGTTTGGGCGTTCAAGGAGGACATGCCCTGGATCGTCCCAGCGGGAGGCGGAGCGTATGCCCTAAGCCTGAAGGAAATGGCAGTATTCAAAGACAAGGACAACGGCATCGCCGCCCTGGTACATAACGTCTATTTATACTTCCCCTTGCGCGTCGGCTTGCAACGCTACTACTCGGGGCAGGTGGACGACATGAGCATCAACAACGGCGAGAGCCTGCCCGCAGAACGACGCGGACCGATCAGCGCAGCCGTCGGCTACCCTGGAAAATTCTTTATCGCGCAGAACGCAGGCACGTCTGGATACTCCGCCATCTATGACAGGGACTCGGGCTGGCACGAACGCTACCGCGCGCCGAAGGGCCAGAGCATCACAGCTATGGCCTTCCAGACCATGCCAGGCGTGACCCTCGACCGCCTATGGTTTTACGAGGGCAATTCGATTTTATGGCTTCCCTTCCCCAGCGACAGCACCAACGAACTGAAGGACACCGCCTACAAGTACACCCACGAAGGCAACCTGTATTTGACCCGTATGCACGCGGGCATGTTCGACGTGCAGAAGTTGACCAACGCAATCAAATTATGGTTGGACAATACGACCGAGGACCAGACCTGGATCGACATCTTTTACAAACTGGACGACGATACAAACTGGACGCAGATCGATCAGCAGTTTTACAACACGCCCACCCACAAGGTATCTTTTGATAACCTGTACGGACTGGCCTTCCGACGCATCCAGTTACGCTTGCGCTTCAATACGACCCTTGCCACGCAGACGCCCATCCTGTTGGCTTCCATTGTGGAGGCCGTCATGCGGACCGAAGTCAAGTACATCTTCAAATTGGACTTTGTGCTGGACGACACTGACCTGCACGGAAAGCCAGATCCGCTGACCATCGCCGAACGCCTGCAAATCCTGGACGAGTGGGCCGACGCATCCAGCGACAGCATGTTGCGGATGGAGTCGGGGGAGCCGCTGTATCACGGAGCCAGCGGGCGGATGGTCTTTATCAATCCCCTGACCGTCCGCACCATCACCCTGGAGGACGACAAGCAGGGCCGTAAGCGCCGATTCTATTACTGCCAAACCACGGCCCAGGATGCCTAAAGAATTCCGCTTCAAGACCCGCAAGCCGAAGATCCCGCCCGCGCAGATGCAGAAGGCGCGGGCCGAGAAAGTGGACACCGAGGCGCAGGACGGGCCGCCCTTCACGGTGCAGAACCAAAGCGCCACCAGTATCGAGTACCACGTCAGCCAGGCGCTCGACATCCTGGGCCTGGGCTACGAATTCCAGTACTTCTATGGTGGAGGCCGAGCGCGCCGAGGCGGGAGCGTGATCGACTTCAAAGTGTACACCCCTGGCAAAGTCACCCTATTGAATGTGAACGGGCGATACTGGCACACGGGCAGCCATAACGACGAGCTCCAGGCGCAGATGCTCAAACAGCAGGTGAGCAGTTGGGCGAACTTCCTTGAAATATGGGAGGAAGATTGTCAGACCAAAGATGACGCGCTCTCGTGGCTACGCAGTAACTTATATATGTGAGGAACACATGGCCGAATATGAAATCTCCAGCCTGCCCATTGACCTGACCGCGCAGATCGACCCGATCAAACCTGGCGCGCGTTGGGGCTTTTCGTGGCAGCACTACGACTCGAACGAAGTCCTTGCCAATACGACGGGCTGGACCGTGGCTTGTCAATTCCGCGAGAACCCCGAGAGCGCCGACTCCCTGTTGTCTCTCTCGGTAGGCAGCGGCATTACCAACGACAACGCCGGCACCTTTACCCTGGAATTGACGCCGACGCAGACCGCAGGCCTGAAGGTGAAGGAAGTGTACTTCGACATCTATGTGACTAGCACCGTGGTGGAATGTCCGTTTCAGGCGCAGGTGCCTGTCCTGTACCGCGTGACGAGGTAACGCATGGCAACCATCAAAGTAAACTTTCCCAAAACGAAACTAGGCGCGACCTTCAACGTGACGAAGGTTTATAAAACCCGCTCCGTCCTGCCTGGCGGAATCACCTACCTGCCCCTGTCTGTCTTTACGGGAGCGGGCGGGATCCCCGTCGGTATCGGCAGCGCATCCGCGCAGGAACTCACGCCGCCCGCATCCTCGTATTATGTACTCGGGTCACAGCTCAGTGACTCGAAGAAACTAGCCTGGATGAATCTGCTATGCGCGGAGGACGGCACGCTCATCAATGGGCAGATCAGCACGTCCGCCGCAAGCGGAACCCTGACCGTGCGGATCCTGACCGCCGACGGCAGCACACCCAGCGCAGGCAACCCCGTCCTTGTGGTCATCAATAAGAACTTACGCGCCATCACGTCCGCCCTGACCCTGAACCTGGCAGGCGGAACAAACTATATGAACCTGGGCAGCGGAGAACACGCAGGCAAGGAGGTGGACGTGTTCTGTTATCTGGCCTGGCGCACCGCATCCAGCGCCGTGGTAGTAGGCTTCGCCCGCTTCCCCATGATGGGCAGCCGCACATACAACAACTTCAACGCCACCAGCACCAACGAGAAATACGCCGCCTTCTCGAACACCCCCGCCGCGGGCGATTACTGTGTCCTGGTGGGCCGCTTCAACGTGAGCCTATCAGGAGCCGCCGCCTACGCCTGGGTGATCCCCGCCACCCCGCTGATCATCAATCAGTCAGTTTTCGAGACTCGTTTCCTGACCTATGCGCCGTACCATAACCGCGGCACCACGCCGTACTCCAACCCGCCGACCGTGCTCTATGCCATCTATCAGGTGCGGAATGGGTGCGTCTACATCCACGAGAGCCACACGCAGAACGCGACCCCAGGCGGATCAGGCTACCAGTTATTCACCCTGCCTTTTACATCCGCCGCGCAGCAGCCGCTCGCTGCTCAGAACGTTTCAGACGCAATTTCAGTAAATGCCCTGGCCCGCGCGACCGATATTCTAATGGCCAACTATGACGGAGCCGCCATCGCCACGGCTAGCAAGGTCTACTCAGTGAACGGAGAGTATAGAATTTAGGCGGCACCCCGAGACCTAGACCCCCTCGTAGGCCCGTTAGCCTACCGCCTCTTTTTCAGGCAGCCCGCCAGTGGCAATCGGCGGGCTGCTGCTTTTTATTACACTCTTGACGATAACCAAACGATAGGATAAGATGGGGGCAACAAGGAGATGATCTAATGATAATGCTCACAATTCAAAAGTCTGGTAATTGGAAGTTGTACTGGGGAGTTATGCCCCTCCCCGCAGGAGCGGAAGCTATCGGCATCGTCTCTCGCGAAACTGGAACGGGCGCACTTATCCGCCTTGCGAATGGTAATTATGTGCAAGGCAATGCAGGTGGCATCCGTACATTGCCGAAGCGTGAAGTAGAGCAGGCTTTACAAGTGTCAAATGCCGCCGCCGCTCTTGGTTCAATCAAGAGTGAAAAGAAGGCAAAGACATCCGCCGCTAATGGAAAAATGGGCGGGCGACCTCGTAAGAGCGCAAAGTAATAGATCGTTGCTCATGTTGTACATTATGTACCTTTCTGCTGGATATTGGGCTATCCAAACCGTACGCAAATGCTTGACAAAAATGCGAATGTGGATATAATGAGCGTGTACGCAATTGATAACGAAGTGAATAACAAAGGAGAACCATGACCGACACCCCCATTATTCGCAACACCCGCCCCGTGATCGCGCAGCTCAACAAGTTGCGCGCACTGAACGGAGGAAGCGACGAGGCAGTCGCCCGTAAGTTGAACATTTCTGCTTCGCTCATTTCCATGATCCGCAGCGGCAAACGCTACCCCTCCCCGCTCATGTTGAAACTGCTGGGCATGGAGGCCGTCGTAACCTACCGCGAGGCGCGGCATGACTGACAACGTATCCGCCACCTTGCGCCAGCGGATGACCAGCGTCACCGAGAAACTGACCGCCCGCCTTCCGCTATGGCACATCCTGAAGGTGCGGGAAATGGCGCAGGCAAGCGGAACGTCCCAGGTAGCCATCCTGAAAATGGCTATCGAAACCCTGGCAATCAATTTTGAAGGAGATAAGCGATGAGTGAAGAAGCCATGTACTTTATGACCTATTTGGAAATGGACAACGAGGAATGCGCTGAACTCGCGGAACAATCCGACGAAGATATGTCCCCCGTTCTGTACGCCCTGCTTGCCCTGGCCGAGGACTAAATGCCTACCGTGACCATCACCCACAACGGGCAACCCGTGGAATTGCTGGACGTGCGAAGGGTCGGCCTGCCAGTAACCCGCCTTATAGCCGACGTGAAATACCCAGGCGCGATCCTGCCCGTCAGTGTGGAATTGTCGGAGCTCTCTATCGAATACCATGACCATAGCGTAGCACTTACGGAGGCGACTTTATGAACGGGCTGGAATCGGGGCACGTTTGGGCGCTGATCGGGGCGCTGATCTTCGGGATCGTGTATGCCGTGGCTGTGTACATCCCGCTCTACGGGAAGCACGGCGGATACACCAGCCTGCTTGTGGCCTTCGGAGTAGCCGTGACCCTGGCAGCCTGCATCCCCATGATCGGCCTGGTAAATGTCCTGTATGTTGTGGCCGCCTTCATTGCAACAGGCACGCCCATGATCGCAGGCGAGGCCATCCGAACCAAGTACGACGAATTCAAGAACCGCGAGGAAATGGCGAAGCGCATGGAGGAGGTGACTCGTGCCGACGAAACCGAGACAGTGGCCGAACAACGCGGCATACGCGAGAGATCAGGCGATCATGGAGGCACAGGAGGCGCTTAGGGAATTAGTCCCCGTCATCCGCGGAAGCGTGAACCCCCTGACTGTACTCGCGTCCATCGTGGACCACTTGTACAAGATCATCAATCATTTGAAATCAGTCGCATAAACGACAACGCCCCAGCCTGAACTGGAGCGCGTCGAAAGCGATGGGCGGAATGAATAACCGCCGTCGCAAGTATAGCACAAAGGAGAGTAAAGCGATGTTAGACACACCCCGCAAGACCGTCATTGCCGCAGGGCACCCCGTGATCGAGTATGCCGACGTGTGTATCGTGACCGATACCACCTGGCACGTGTACAACCGCAACGGCCACGCCAGCTTCATCAACAATATCGAACGCCCCGAAATGCTTTGCCCCGTCGTGGACATTTCCAACCTGGACCCCGACCTGGACGAGCGAGTGGCCGAGATCATGGGCCAGTACCACCGCACCCACGAACTCGCCGCCCTGCTGGAATCCCTCTCGAACCTGGGTGCGACCATCACCCAGCGCCCTTGTCCACTGTGCATTGCCACCCCCATGCACTGCATTACCTGTACCTTTGGAGGACTGCAATAATGGCAACCCCCGCCCCTACCACCGCCCTGACCGTCCGCTCTTATATGCGGAGTCCGCAGATGATCGAACGCTTCGCCGAGATCGTCGGCAAGCACAACGCAGGCGCGTACATTTCCAGCGCCCTGCTCGCCGTCGCCAACAATGAATCGCTCCAGAAGTGCAAGCCCGAGAGTATCGCCGTCAGCGCCATGCGCGCCGCGACCCTTCGCCTCTCGTGCGACCCTGGGATCGGCGAGGCCTATATCGTTCCCTTCAAAGACCGCGCCACCCTGGTGATCGGATACAAAGGCCTTCGGGCTATGGCCATCCGCACCAACCAATACCGCCACCTGAACGTCGCCACCATCTTCGAGGGCGAGGAAGTCGTCACCGACAAACTCACGGGCTCCGTCAAGATCGAAGGCAAGAAAACCAGCGACCGCGTGCTGGGACGTGTGGCCTACTTCCAGCTTATCAACGGCTTCGAGAAATTCCTGTACATGACCACCGAGGAGATCCACCAGCACGCCAAGCGATACTCGAAGTCCTATAACTTCCCGTCGTCTGTGTGGCAGTCTTACAAGGTGGGCGAAGAAGCCAACCCCATGGAACTAAAAACCCCGTTGCGCCTGCTGATCCAACGCTGGGGATACCTGGACGCCCAGGACCGCGCCTTCGCTGGCCTGACCCGCGAGGACGAAGAGGACGACGTGATCGAAGCGCAGGGGATCGAGGTGCCCAGCATGGACGAGGTGACGCCCGAACCCGAGCCCGACAAGCCGACCCGCTCGCAGGCCCTCGACGAACTGACGGGCAACGTCAACCCCTCGACCACCAAGTACAAGACCACGGGCAGCACCATCGTGACCCGCATCCTGAAAGCCACGGGGATGGACGCCAACGAACTGACCATCATGCTGGACGGCATGGTGAAGCGCGAAGAACTGCCCGCCGAAATGACCCTGGTCGAAGCCGACGAAGTGGCGAAACGCATCAACGCCTAGCACGCAAAAGACAACAGAAAGGACGCACTACATGAACCGCATCGAACGCAAACGCCGCAACCGCGCCGCCCTGATCCGCCGAGGCAAGCGCACCCGTCACGGCATCGCCCCCCGCCGCGGCCCAGGCCGCACCCGTCACGGAGCGAGAGGCTAATGACCACCATCCTAAAAACCCTGCAACACGCCCGCATCGGTATCAACCGCGGGCAGGGCGACGACCTCCAGCGCAAGACTGGGATCCGCCTACTGAACCAGGCTATGGACCTGCTGGAACAAGGCTACCCGCTGGACGCCGACATCGAGAACCTTCCAACCTTGAAGATCATCACATCCACCGCCGTGAATGATGGAGCTGCTATCTTGACGGACGGAAAAAATTCCGCCGTCGTGACAAACTTAGGAAAGGAGGAAGCAGACATGGGCCCGAAAGCGACCACCCCCGCAGGCAAGAACAGCGGCAGCGCCAAGCCGAGCAATGGCAAGAAGCATACGCCGCGCCCCACGGCCAAGCCCGCCAATAAGAGCAAGTAGGCGGAACGCGGGCGGGGACTGCCAACCCGCCCGCCCCATGTCTCAACACTATGAACACCGTAACCATATCCTACCCTTCCGAAGTGATCTACCTGAATTGCCGCACGTGCGGCGACATCCTGCCCGTCGGCCTGAGATCGTGCGGATACTGCGAGGAGCACCGCGCCCCTGGCGAAATCGAATACTACTTCTGCATGGTGTGTAGTGACCGCCTGCCCGTGACCCGCCGACTACACGGCACACATGAAGAGTGTGCGCCCTATTACTTCCCAATGCCTGGGAAAAAGAAATTCGACGAGGTGACGGCCCGCAGGGGAATCGTAAAGAACTTACTGAACGACGGACTGCCCGTCAAGCAGATCGCCTTCCTGACTGGCATTTCTGTGTGGACCATCCGCAACGACATCCACGCGATGAAAGGCGAAGCATGACCAAGCAAAAGATACCCCTGTACGAGGCCGAGCAGATCGCCCAGCGTGTGATCGCTGTACTCGCGCCGCACTGTGAGCGCATCGAAATAGCGGGCAGTATCCGCCGCCGCAAGCCCGAGGTAGGCGACATCGAGATCGTCGCCAGCCCGAAGATTATTACCGACCTGTTCGGCCAGCCCATCGAGGAACACGAACTGGATACCTTCGACTTTTCCAGCATCGGCACGCTGGAAATGGGCGGGCACAAGTACAAGAAGATCGCCCTGACCGAAGGCCCACAGTTAGAAATCCTGATCCGCACGGGGCCCGCTGAATATAGTCACTCGTTTGTCACGCCGAAGATGTATGGCGGACTTCTCCCTTCCCCCTTGCGAGTGAAGGACGGGGCCATCTGGAAAAATGAACTCTTACCACTGGAAACCCCCGAGGAGTCAGACGTGTACAACCTGCTGGGCCTGCCCTATGTAGAACCCTGGGAGCGTGCGGCATGACCACAATCTACGCATCACAGAACAACGCCGAGAACCGCGCCCGCCTACTGCACATCCTGAAGCATCGGCACGTCGGCCAGTCCAACGCCGCCAAGAAAGCGGACCTGCTGCTGGAAATGTGGGGAGCCGACGCCGCGAAGGACAAGTCCTATAACAACCAGTACGACCGCAGCCTTCGCAGCATGATCGAGGACCTGGTAGGCGAAGGGCATCCCGTTTGTTCCAGCCCCTCGAATGGCTACTGGTACGCGGCATCCCTGGAAGATGGACTCCCCGCCGCAGAGCAGAGCAAGGCGCGCGCCCTGACCCAACTCGGAAACGCCGAGCGTCTACATAAGAACATCGTAGCAATGTACGGCGGGCAGATGTCCCTGCTGGAGAACCTATGACCGTCGACCCCTTCACTCGTTGGGAAGAGCTCAAACAGGAATTCGCCGACACCCTCGCAGAAATGCACGACACGGCGCAGGACTACGAGGATACCCTGCACTGCCTGGATGTCATGGAGGCGGAGGCATGAGTAACGCCCGCTTTTCCATCCTTCAAGCCCGTGCCGTCACAGATAAGCGCGTGAGTGATGCACAATTCCGAACCCTGGCCGCGCTCGGAATGTACGCCGACAAAGACGGATGGTGCTACCCCATGCTTTCCACCCTGGGTACAGACCTGGGCAAAAGTAAGCAGGCCGTAGGGCGCGACACCATCGCACTTCGCCGACTTGGGTATCTGGAAGTAACTGCCCGCTTCGACGAGAACGGCGCTCGACGTTCCAACCTGTACCGCTTGCGCTTCGACCTGGATACCCCCCGTCAACGTGGTGTTGACACCCCGTCAACAAGCTTAGTTGACACCCCGTCAACTTCTGAGGTTGACGTAAACGACCCAATTAACGACCCATTGAACGATGATGATGTACTGAACGCCCTCGCTGAAATCTCCCGCGCCTACGAGAGCGAGATCGGACCACTGACCGCCATGATTGCCGACGACCTCCAGGACGCAGCCGACACCTACCCGAAGCAATGGGTACTCGACGCCATCCACGAAGCTGCCATCCAGAACAAGCGCGGATGGAAATATTGCCTCGCCATTCTGAAGCGCTGGAAGGCGCAAGGAAATCAAAACCCCCTCCCGGGTACGCAAAAGCGCACAAACGGCCCGCAGAAGCCCGCTGCGGGGCAGGCAGGGGCATCCGAACCAAAAGCCGCGTCCGCCATTCGTGCCTGGATGGAGAAGCAGGAGCCCGAAAATGAGTGACCAAAAGGACATCGCCAAGATGATCGCCATTCTTTCGGCGGCCTATCCCGCCTGGCAGGTCAACCAGTACACCATCGAGGTGTACTACCAGGACTTGAAAGACCTACCCGCCGACCTGCTCTTCGCCGCATCCGCGAAAGCCCGCACCAACTCGACCCGTAACATGGCCTTCGCCCCATCCACGGGCGAGATCCGACAGGCGGCGGCGGAGATCCTTCGCAGCGTGCGAGGTGTGCCGTCCAGTTACCAGGCCTGGCAGGAGGTGGTCCGCGCAATGGTGGACGTGGGCAGCTACGGGACACCCGCCTGGAGTCACCCCCTGATCGGGCAGGCCGTGGCCGCACTCGGTTGGCGGAATCTGTGCATGAGCGAGAACGCCATCGCCGACCGCGCCCGCTTCATTCAGGCCTTCGAGCAACTGGCCGACCGCGCCGAAGTCGAAATGATGGAGCCCCCGCAAGTGCGCGGCTACATCGAACAAGCAGGCGGCAAGGTATTGCCTGCACCCTTTGACCAAATCAAAAGACTCACCGCAAGACTGGAGAAATAACACCATGAAAACCCTCGAATATATCTACATCACCCTTGCCCTGTTCGCCTGCTTCGGCTGCCTGTACGGGCTGACCCTGCTTCAAGGTGGATGGTAATGTGGCTGCACTTACCGAACTCTCTCTTTTCAGCGGAGCAGGCGGCGGACTGCTCGGTACCAAATACCTGCTCGGATGGCGGACCGTCTGCTATGTCGAGTGGGACAAGTACGCCGTCGATGTTCTCAAGGCCCGCATCCGAGACGGATACCTCGACGATGCCCCCATCTGGGACGACGCCTTCACCTTCGACGGGCGACCCTGGGCTGGACTCGTGGATGTCGTCTCTGCGGGATTCCCGTGCCAGCCTTTCAGCGTGGCAGGTAAAGGCCTCGCAGAACACGATCCCCGCAACGGATGGCCAGCCGTCATCCGCATCCTTCGCGAAGTACGACCCCGATATGCGCTGCTGGAGAACGTTCCAGGTCTCCTTAGTAAGTCATACATTCGAGCCGTTTTCGGGGACCTGGCCGAGGCGGGGTACGATGCGGAATGGGATTGCATCACAGCGCAGGAAATCGGCGCGAACCACAAACGAGAAAGGCTCTGGATTGTGGCCCACGCCCAGGGCGAAGGAACACGGAGATTATCAATACAGCCGCGGCGATCATTCGAAGCCAGTCCTGACATTATCTGGAGCCGTGAAGATGTGGCCGACGCCCAGATCGCGCGACTGGAAGGGGCAGAGTCAACGCGGACAGAACGCGCCGATGGACGCGCTGCCGAACGCGGTGGCGCACGCGGGGAATGGTGGGCAGTTGAACCCGAACTGGGTCGAGTGGCTGATGGGGTGGCCCATCGGGTGGACCGACTTAGGGCCATTGGAAACGGACAGGTTCCGCGAGTGGCTAGAGAAGCATGGGAAAGGATGAACCATGGCGAAGCGTAGCCTATACCAAAAGGGAAAGCGAGACGCCAACGAGCCCGAGATCCTGGAATTCCTACGGGCCCGCAACGTGCGATACACGCAGTTAGCGCCTGGCGACGGAGCCGACCTGATCGTGTCCATACATCCGATGGAGTACTGGGAAATCAAGAACCCCGCCCAGCCCGAGAGCGCCCGCGCCCTGACCCACTGCGAGTATGAACTGCTCGACTACTGCACGAATATGCACATCCCGTACGTGGTGGTCGAGACCGTGGACGACGCGGCCCATCGGATCAATCAATACTTTGAGAGGTTGTAGCCATGAAATATGACGTAATCCTAGCAGATCCCCCGTGGGATTTTGAAGTGTGGAACAGAGATACGGGAAGTGGACGCTCCGCCTCTTTGCATTATCCGACGATGAAACTAGATGACATTTGCGCTTTGCCAATAAGCGAAATTGCAGCAGATAACTGCGCTTTGTTTATATGGGCAATATGGCCGCGCATCTTTGACGCCCAAGCCGTTATAAAGTCGTGGGGATTTGAATATAGAACCCTGGGCTTTGAATGGGTGAAACTAAATAAATCTGGACTCGGCTTTTATTTTGGCATGGGGTATTACACGCGCGCAAATCCTGAGCCTTGCCTGCTTGCGATCAAGGGAAGGATGCCAGTCGCAACTAGGTCAGAGAGGAACTTACTTATTTCCCCAGTCAGAGAGCACAGCCAAAAGCCAGATGAAGCCTACGGAAAAGTAGAAAGATTGTACCCAGGAAAAAAATATGTTGAACTGTTTGCACGTCGCAGACGTGACGGCTGGGATGCCTTCGGAAACCAAGTACAGGGAAGCATAGACTTGAACGGAGGCGCGTAATGGAAACCCTACTCATGTTCTTGCTTGTCTTATCAAACTATTTGACTGGAGTTTTATTTGGTAAGGAAGTCGAGCGGAAAAGATATGAAGCATCGCTTGAATACTATCAATCTTTAGTTGCGTCTTTGGAACAAAGAAACGAAGATCAATCAAAGCACATACTGGCTTTACGCAAAGAGATCGAAAAGACCTGGAACGCGAGGAACCCATGACCCTGACTTCCATCCTGAACGCCAACACCCTGAGTATCCCGCTAGCTGACCAGTCTGTGCTAATCAAGGAATTCTTTGTTTGTATTCTTCTTGCTGTGTACCCACTCATGGCAAGAGCGACAAAGGGTAACGAGATTATTTATATCAAAGCGCAGCGATGGATTGCCAGCCCAGGATTTTATATGGTGAGCATGGAGATCGCGCCACATTCTTTTAGGAGACCCACACCGCACGCACCGATAGCCGTCTCTTTTGTGGACCTGCTTGATTATTTCTTTCCATTCTTTGGAGGAATAAAGACGCTGCCGTTCTGGAGAACTACCGTCAATATAGTGCGGATTGCTTTCTCCGTACTTACCACTCATCCCATTTCGTTCTCCTCGCAAGTACGGCTTAGGAACAGACGCTTTTTTACTCAAGATACTGCGCGTTTCTTCCGTGTGCTTGTGTCCAGAAAAAGGATTTTCATTTGGATGCATACGCATATAGTTGTCCGCTTCGCTAAGGTTATGCCCACGTGGACGAGTTGGTATTCCAAAATCCACCAGCTTTTTATAAACACGTTTAGGGTCACGACCAACTATCTTAGCTATGTCGTACGTAGAAAGCTGCTCAACTACATACTTCTGGTACAGCCATTCCCTGTCAAGGTGAAGAGGTTTGCTCATGCTCTAAATTTTAACCCCAAGTATGGCGGTACGCAAGCAGCCACTAATCACGCCGACCTGCCCCTGTTTTCAACCATCTAAGAAAGGAACCCATGAAGCGCTATACCCTACACCACGGCGATACCCTGGCCATCCTGCCCACGATGGAAACCGCAAGCATTGATGCGATCTTTGCCGACCCTCCCTACTCCAGCGGCGGCGCGTTCCGTTCCGATCGTTCACTGAACACCGTCTCGAAGTATCAGACCACAGACACGAAGAAAGAATACCCAGACTTTGCAGGGGACAACCGCGACCAGCTTGCCTATTACTACTGGAGCGCCTTATGGATGGGTGAGTGTTCCAGAGTGTTGAAGCCTGGCCGTGTGTTCTGTGTGTTTACGGACTGGCGTCAACTGGCCACCACAATCACCGCGTTTCAGGTCGGCGGGTTTGTGTGGCGCGGAGTGGTGCCGTGGAATAAGACCGAGGCCGCACGCCCGACGAAGGGACGCTACCGCGCGCAATGCGAGTACGTTGTATGGGGAACCAATGGGCCGATGGATGAACAGACCGAAGAGTGCATGCCTGGATTCTTTACCTACCCCGTCAGGCCGACGGACAAGAAGCATGTCACAGCGAAACCCCTCTCGCTCATGGTGGACCTGCTGAAAATTGCAGCGCCCGACTCCCTGATCCTGGACCCTTTTATGGGGAGCGGAACAACTGGGCTCGCCGCCATGCAGTCAGGTCATAGGTTTATCGGTATCGAGAAGGACGAAAAAATTTACCGCATCGCCGAAGCTGAGATCAGCCAGGCCGCGAAACAAACCGTTTTTACAATGGCCGCAAGTGCCGAAGCGTACCTGCAGCCATCCATGAACTTAGGAGATTGACCCCCCATGGACGCCCTGATCTTTTCCCTGATCGTTCTGCTGCAATCGGTAGGCCTCGTGTACTACCAACGCAGCGCCGCCCGTAGCCGCAACCGCGCCGACAAATGGCGCGCCGTGGCCCTCGCCAACTGCGAGAAAGCGAGCGGGCAATGAGTGAGCCGACCGCCCTGTACGAGACCGCCACCCCGAAGGTGGACGCCCTGGCCGCCCTGCTGGAATTCTTCAGCGAGGACCAGCTGCTGCAACTGGCGGAGAAGTGCAACCGCGCCCAGTATGCCAGCCAGGGCAGTGGCCGCGCCGAGATTTTTGTCCGCTTCCAGAACGGACACCCCCGCTTTTTCGGAGTACAGACCTGGGAAGAAGCGGAGAAGGGAGCCTAGCATGGATACTCTGATCGTGATCCTGATCCTGCTTTTTGCCCTGATCATCCTGGCTGGACTGACCTAGCCCGCTTGTCCGCAAAGGCGGACAGGGTGTATAATAAAGACGCACACCTGACAGAACCGTGCGACCACGGCGAGGCGGCCCACTATAAGGCTGCCTCGCCGCCTATTTCATACAGGAGTATCACAATGTCTCTCGACCAATTCCTCGAACTCGTGAAGGCCAACGGCATCGAAGGCCTCGTTGTCGGCCTCGTTGTCCTCGCCCTGGTCTTTGCCGCATCCGCCTTCAAGTTGACCATCACGGGCAACCAGAAGCGCCTGGCGAACCTGATCCTTTCCCTGTTGCTGGGTGGTGTGGCCCTCTCGGGCACCACCGAGGACGCCGCGATCATCACCGCCATCGCTTCCCTGGCGTCGGCTGGCCTCTACGAACTGATCCAATGGGCCGCGCGCCGCAGCCTGCCCAAGCCCCCCGCTGAGTAAATGCTATTTCTGCAAAATGCCTGGGTGATTGCGGGAGTCTTTTCCGTCAGTGCGGGCATGTACCTGTGCCGTCGGCAATGGGAGAACGTGGTCACTCGGGCATTTATCGCCCTCTTCTACGCAGCCCTCGCGCTCGACATTATCGCCAGCATGGACATGGTACGCCCTCTCTCTCGATGGTTCATCTTCCTGTTGGGATCAGTGGAGATCGTCAGTTACTACGCCCGCCGCTGGCTGGCACGCAAGGCCGCAAAGAAACCACGAGGGGGAGCCAAACATGCCTAACCTTGCACCCGCCCTAGCAGTAGGAGAGGCCACCGACCTGGTGATCGCCGCCGTTACCGTGATCGTTTCTTTGCTGGCTATCTTGGTGAGCCTTATCAACGCCAACGGGTCCGCCAGTAAACAGACCTTCGAGCAATTGAAGGCCGTGGTCGAGACCATGAAGATCGACCTCGACGCCACCAAGTTGGAACTCAAAGAGACCAAGCAGGAACTCAATCAGGAACGCCGCGCCCGCGTGAAGTACGAGAAGTGGGCCCGCATCCTGGACATGCTCTTGACTTCCTACCACATCGAACACCCCAGCCTCGACGCCGTGGAGGTAGACGATGACAACTAATATCACCGTAGTCCCTGGCCTGGCCGTCCTGTGTCCGAGTGAGATGCAGAAGATGCTGGCCATTGTTGGACGTAACCAGTCCACTATGGAAGCCACCCTCGCAGATTGCAACTGGTGGGAAGCCCTGGGCTTGTGGCTATCGTCCTACTACTCGCCCAACCTGTACCCGCCCGCCTGTACCTCCATCAAACTGATCAACCGCGGGCACATTGTCCCTGTCTTTCTCGCCGTCCCTGTCGGCGGCGGATTCCCGATCGATATTCACTGGGAGGATAGTTACAGAAACGCCGCCCAGCATTTCACAAAGCACGGCTACACCGTGCAGGAGTAAAAGATGTTTACCTTTTTGCTGTCCCTTTTGAACAAGGTCGTATCAATCCAGAAGCATTGGTACTTCCGCTTTGTCATCGTGTTCCCTGCCCTGACTGGCAACCTCGCCGCTATGCAGGAATTCGGGGAGGTCTTGAACAAGATCAAGAACTTTGCCGCGCAGAATGGCGCGAGCCTGAAGAACCCCGTATCGCCCGTCGTGGAAGTCAAGGGAACCGACGCCGTGGTGAAACTGGCCACGGGCTACGAGATCTCCATCTTCCGCGTGTACACCGACCAGGGCACGGTCCGCCAGGTCATCCATTGCCCCGCCGCCAGCGCGCCGCTGGGCGAACTGCTGTACCTGATTGCTGGGCTGGACGCTGCCATCAAGACGGCGGGAACGATCCGCTAGTATCGTGTAGGTGAACATGCCCAAGACCAAAGGACCGACCGACAAGGAACGTGCTTTCATCGAGAACTATCTGGCGTGCTTCAACGCGACCAAAGCCGCGCGAGACGCTGGGTATTCCGAGAAGTCGGCGCGCACTATCGGGCGTGATAACCTGCAAAAACCGTACATTCGAGCCCTGATCGAGGCCAGGCTGAAGGAGTCCGCCATGAGTGCGGATGAAGTCCTGGCCCGTCTGACTGCACAGGCGCGCGCCAACATTGCCGACTTTCTTGTCGTGGATGGTGACGGATTCGCACACTTCGACTTTACAAAAGCCGAAGCCGAAGAAGCTATGCACACAATCAAGAAGATCAAGTCGAAGCGCAGCCGCCGCGTGGTTGGCCGTGGTGACGAAGCCGAGGAGTGGGAGGACGAGAGTGTGGAAGTTGAAATGTACGACGCTCAACGCGCCCTTGAAATTCTCGGGAAGCACCACAAGATTTATGACGACGTTCAGATCGGCGTGACGTTCACCATCGAGGAGCGCACGCAGAAACTACTCGATAAGATTTATGGCACTAGCTCCAAGCCCTAGCCTAGAGAACATGCTGACTATCGCATTGTCGGCGAGCTCGCCACGCGAACAAGTGGAGGGCTTTCTACAGGCTGCCTACGTCCCGCTACCCTGGGCCTGGAGATTCCACGCCGCCGCCCGAGACATTGACGCGGCGCAACTCCCAGCAGAGAAGGGCATCCAGCCGACCGTCGCATGTGGTGGAGCCCGCGGCCCTGGAAAGTCTCACGCCATCCTCGCCCAGGTAGGCATTGACGATTGCCAGCGCGTGCCTGGGTTGAAGGTTCTTTTCTTGCGTTCCTTGCAGCGCGCAGCGAAGGAGTCCTTCGAGGACGTGATCGCCCGCGTATTAGTAGCCACCCCGCACGAGTACAGCGCCAACGTCCTGACCTTCCCGAACGGGAGCCGCATCGTGTTGGGTGGCTTCAAGGATGACCGCGACATTGATAAGTATATCGGCATCGAATACGACATCATCGTCGTGGAGGAAGCCACCTTGCTGAGTGAGACCAAGTACCAAATGCTCGAAGGTTCACTTCGCACCAGTAAGCAGGGTTGGCGTCCGCGCATGTACCTGTCCACTAACCCAGGCGGGATCGGTCATGCCTGGTTCAAGAAGCGCATCGTCACCCCGTACCGCCTGAAGCACGAAGGCCGCACCCGTTTCATTCCCAGCACCTACCGAGATAACCCGTTTCTCAATCCCGAATATGTGGACTGGCTGGAAGGACTGGCGGGGAAGTTGGGCAAGGCCTGGCGCGATGGGGACTGGGACATCTTCGAGGGGCAGGCCTTCCCGCAATGGAACGCCGACGCTCATATCGTGGATCCCTTCCCGCTGCCTGACCATTGGGCCAAGTGGCGCGCCGTGGACTGGGGATACTCGAATCCCTTTGCCTGCTTGTGGATGACGAAGGACCCCGACAGCGGGCGCATCTTTGTGTACCGCGAAATCTACGGCACGCAATTGACCGACCGCCAGCAGGCCCGCATCATCCGCGAGAACACACCGCCAACCGAGAAGATCAACGTCACTTATGCGGACCCGTCCATGTGGGCGGCGAAGTCGGCAGGGTCGAGCGTGACCGATACCGCCAGTGAGTACGCCGTAGAAGGCGTGGTCCTGACGAAAGCCGACAACAACCGCGTGGATGGGAAGCGCAAGATCGACCGCCTGCTCGCCTCGCTGCCCGACGGAAAGCCTGGACTCCAGGTATTTTCCAACTGTTACAACCTGATCCGCACCCTGCCCGAACTGGTACTGGATAAGACGCAGGTCGAGGACGTGGACACCACGCAGGAAGATCATGCCTATGACGCCTTGCGCTACGGGCAGACCAACCAGCGTCAGCACGCTAAAGACACACAACCCCCGACCCATCCGTGGGCAGGAGATAGGAACTTGTAATTATGGCTATTGACTTTGACAACATCAAGACCCAGGCGCTTGAACTCGTGACGAAGTGGGGAAACCTACATCGAGACTATGACGAGTACGAGGCAATTTATTTCATGGAGGACAAGGAGAAAGGGAGAGTCCCGCAAGGGCAAGACCCCGCCTCGTATAAGCGCACCATTTCCCCGACCTCGCGCAATGCCCTAGTAGGCATGAACCGCCTGCTACGCACGGCTACCCCCAAGTTTACAGTGGAGGCAGGCGACGACGGCGGGGATACCTCCAACATCGAGGACGGGCTGGGCACGATCATCAAAGAGTCATCCCGCACCATGCCGATGTCCAGCCTATCGGGTGACGCTTTTCTTTCTGCCACCCTGTACGGCCTGGTCACCATCCGCGTGGACAATGTATCTGACTTGTTGGCAATCAAGGGACTACCTGCCTACGAGCGGGAGCGCCTGCTGGACATCCAGAGCCGCACCCCGTTTCTGTTGACCGTCATCCCGCAGGCAGAGAGTTACCCGAAATTCGGACGCTTCGGACTGCGTGCCCACTTGTGGAAGTACGAGACCACGGTCGAGGAAGTGCGGGAACGATGGGGAGCCGACAAACTCCCAAACAGCAAGCCATCGAGCAAGGTCACGATTTACGACTGGTACGACATGACGGACCGTGTGGTGTGGACAGATGGGAGCAACGAGCCCCTACTGTCCGCACCCCATGGCCTGCCCTTTATCCCAATCGTCGTGAAGGTAGCAGGTGGTACCAACCTCTTCGACAAACCCGAGGAGCAAATTGCACCATTTTTGTACGCCAGCGCCAAAGCCAAGTTACACCAGCGCGAGACCCTGGTCTATACGTCCCTGTTCACGGGAGTGGCTGAACGTGGCGCGGGTATGTTGGTCGGCATCAAGCCCGACCCTGCCAATGGTGACAAGATCGTCGTCAACTATGCGGCGGGCGTTCGGTACATCGTCGGCGATGTGACCCCGCTCAACGACAAGGGCGCGGACAACGAACTGTATAACGTGAAGCGCCTGATCGACGAACTCAACGGACAGTCCACCATCCACGGGCAAAGCCTGGGCGAGGGCGTCGGCGCGAATGTTCCCTTTAGCAGCCTGGTCACCATGGCGCAGACGGGCCGCCTGCCTCTCGTGGATGCAAGCGAATGCGTGGGCGCAGCCTACGCCGAGATCGGAAAGATCATCTGCAAGTGGATCAAGGCCGACGGCCTGGTGAATGACCTGATCCAGCCCGCCGACATCCCCGACCGCCTCGACATCAAGTGCGAAATGGAACCCGACCTGCCGCAGGACAAACTGCGTAACTCCACCATTGCGGGCGCATTGAAGGGGATCGTCAGCAAGGAATGGATCCGCGGCAACCTACTGAACATTACCGACAGTGGGAAGATGGACCGCGACATCTGGACCGAGGGCGCAGAGGACGCACTTATGCAGGAGCTCATGAGGATGACGCTACCGCAGATCCTCCAGCTCTTGCAGGGCGGGCAGGGCGGCGCACCTGAAGGAGCAATGCCTGAAGGAATGACGCCGCCGATGGGTGGACCTGGGCAGGTACCGCCCATGCCGCAGGGTCAGCCAATGCCGCCGATGCCCATTCCTGGAAGCGCCCCGATGCCGACGGCCCCAGGTGGGGAAGCCATGCCCATGATCGGCCCCATGCAGATGGGAGGGATGTAATGGACGTGCTGGAAATGACCGACGCGATCATGGCAGGCGCAGCCAACGCAGCTAAATGGCGCGAGGAATTCATGCGCCGCTCCGTTGCTCCGTTGCTTCAGCGCCGTGCCAGGATGATGCTCGCAGGCTGGACGCCTGAACAACTCGAAATGCTGAAACAGGAATCCCCCGCCGCATACGCGGCGATATTCAAAGACATGCCAAAGAAAGGAAAGTAGATCATGGCTAACAACTTACCGACTATCGCTCAACTGCAAGACCCCGCCTGGTTGCAGTCCCAGTCCCCGCGGGTGCAGCGTGCTGTACAAGTCGCCACCGAGGGACGCCATCGTGCCAAGAATGACGTGGTGAAACTCAACAGCAACTATGTCCAGAAGCGGGCGGCAGACAAACGCTGGAGAGAGGCGCACCCTGACGCCTACCTTCAGGAACAGCAGCAGCCGCCCGCCACCACGACCAGCAGCAACCCCACGCCTGGACAGTCCACGGGCGGCGGCCAGGGTCAGAACGTGCGTTTCAATCAGAAGATCGACAAGATGGACCGCCGCGCTCAGGGCCAACAGGGAACCACCGCCACGTCCGACCGACGCGACGCGACCGCCGACGCCCGCGATGCTGGAGCGCCCGCCCCTCGCCCGTCCACTTCCGTGATCGGCACGACTTCCAGCATGGGAGCGGCCAACACTCGCAGCCCGTTTCAGACGCCGACCGCGCCTGCCTGGGCTACGCCTGCCCCGACTCAACCGTGGATGACGCCGACCAACACCAACCGCGGCAACAACTCGCAGCCGTCGGCTCCGCGCGTGAACAGCCTGCCCAATGGCGTCCCGTCCTGGGCCTTGCCCGCTGCCCCGCGCATCCCGTCGAGCATCCCGCCCGTGACCATCCCGTCTGGGATTCCTGCCCCGTCCATCCCCGTGATACAGGGCCCGCGCCTTCCGTCCCAGCCCTTGACTGGCGGCGGCGCGATCGGAGTCCCTGGTGGATTGTCGCCTGCTCAGCAGCAGGCGGCCATGCCTCGCCTTCAAGCTATGGCGTTGAACTATCCTTCGGGCGTGGTTCGTGGTGGTGGGTTTGTCCCCAGCGCGAACGGCGGACGTGGTGGAATTTACACCGACCCGAACGGGAAGAAGTACTACGTCACAGGCGATGGGAAATTCATGTACATGGGTGACCCGACCCAGGCCGTGGTCCCGCAGCAGGCGATCAGCCAGGCCGCGGCCAACCTTCGCGCCCTGACCACCTTCGCCCCGCTGGGCGTGCTGCCTTCCAGCCAGCAACCAAGCGGCGGAGGCTTCGGGTCTTACTACGGCGGAGGCTTCGGCGGCGGTGGTGGAGGCGGAGGCTATACGTCCTACGACCCATACAACGGGAACCCCGCCTGGTACAACAACACCGACTTGACCGCCTGGAACATTCAGTAACCATCACCACGGAGTAGATCATGCCCGTCCGTTCTGGATTCGCACGCCAACCACTTCGACGCGCCCCGCAAGGCCGCGCCAAACTCACGCGCACCCTGGAGCAGAACCAGCAGTACTTCGATGCCCAGCCGCGTGGAGCGCAGGAACTCGCCATCGCCCCGAAGGTGCGGGCCGAAAATATCACGGGCTACAAGCCGACGTACTGGCAAGACCCGAAGGCCGTAGCCCGTGCCTATCAGCAGATCCAGACGGCGGCAGGGGACCCCTCCAAGATCCCGCAATGGATGAACGAACAACGCGGGCAGATCGAGGCCGCTTATAAATATTTCGAGGAAGCCAACGGCGGAACCCCGTGGACAGAGTGGAAGTATCTTGCCGAGGATGACCCTGGCCGTCCGATGCTGGAGTCCATGCAGACCCCGCCGAGCGATTGGCTGAACCCCAACGAATCTACCTTCGCCGACCCGAGCAAGGCACAGAGCGGACAAATCCAATGGAACGCCATGTCGATGGACGTGCGGAAATCCCTGCTTGCTGACCCGACCTTCGACATTACCAAGTATCCCCAGTGGATGCACAGCCAGATCCTCAGTGACCCGAACTTTGACTGGTCGAAAGTCCCAGCCTGGCAGAAAACATACTACGAACTCAGCAGCAATCCCGTCACGATGGGCACCGCACAAGGCGCACTTATGGGCCTGGGTGGTGGTCCCGTCGGCTCGACCGTCGGCGCAGTCCTGGGCGGTACACTGGGATGGGTCGCAGCAAAAACGCAGTACGACCCCACCAAAGAATTCTGGCAGCAGGGCAACGTGTGGGCTGGATTATTCGGCGCACTGAATTGGCCCGTAGAACAGGTTGAGAAAACTCTGGGCCTGATAAAGCAGGTCGAAGGCGCACTGAAGGAACCCGAGAACTTCGGCACCGTCGGCGACGTGTTAGGTAATATCCCCGCAGCGTACGAGGCAGGCGGCGCGTACTTCGAGCAGATGCCTTCCATCTTCGGCGGCAAGGACTATGTCTTGGGCCGCGCTGAACCCATTGACCGCCCGCGTGTATATCAGACCCTGAAAGACATCCGCGAGCGCATCATCAACGGAGAGAGTGGCCGCCAGGTGGTGCAGGAATATCAGGGCTACATCGGCGGGCAGTTATCCGACATGATGCTGCAAGCCGCAGCCGACCCGATGAACTTCCTGCCTGACACCAGTAACAAGATCGCCGCCAGCGTCGCAGAAAAGACAGGTAATCCTGTATGGGCAGAGGCCTTCCGTTCCACCGAGGCACCCTTCGAGGCGACCCGTAAGTATCAGACTTTGGTCCAGACGGGCGAGGCCATGACCATCGACCCGAACTTCCGCCTTGACACGATGGGCGGATTGTCCCGCTTCATCGCTGGAGTCAATGAGCAAGGCCAGATCAAGGCAGGCCCGTTCAACGAGGCGGGATTGCTGGACAAGCCAGAGCCTTATGCTGGATTGTTCAATCCATTCAGCGGAGAATGGCGGAAACAGCAGGCCACCCTGACCCCCGAGGCTCGCGCACAGATCGGCGCAGGCATGTTCTACGAGAACATCGGCGCGATGCTGACGATGTTCGACGATCCGACCGAGGCCGCCAAGTACATCAAGGGACTGGCAAAGAACGACCTGACCCAATGGGCCGACATGGGACAACGCTTCGCCCAGTCCCCTGAAATGTACACGGTCCTGCCTGCTATTCGTGACTTCTCCGCCGACAAGGTGGACGCCCTGACTTCCGCCTGGGAAATGACGGCACCCAACCGCGACACCCTGACCCGAGTCGCTGACATCCTGGGACAGGAACCCGCCAAGTTACTGGATGACCTGGCCAGCAAAGGCACAACCGAGCAGGACTTCGCCCGTATCGTGGAACGCCTGAAGCAGCAGGACACCCCGCAGGCCCGCGCCATGCTGGATGAAGTGAAGGCGGGACGCTTCACCGCGCAGACTTTGGCCGACGTGGTCAAGGCTTTCACAGGTGACACCGCTCTGCCCTGGCACCCGAACCAATGGAAGGCGCTACTACTCGACCAACTCGGGGCACACTTCGACCAGTGGGTAGTGGATCGCCTGGGCTTGAAGGATACCCCAGAGGCGAAGAGTGCTTTCTTCCGCACCGCCAAACTCTTGAAGTCGGCGCAATCCATCCTGCTACTGGGCGGATCGCCAGGCTACGCCATCCAGAACGGACTCAGCAACATGGTCCATAGGGCCGCTACGGGTATCTTCGGCTACCTGACGCCCAAGCAGATCGACACCTGGATGGAACGCTTCGACGTTACGCCTGCCCGTATGGACGAGGGTGTGGGCATGGGCGGAGAAGTGGCGCAGGCCCCGAGTAAATCCAGTGTCCACACCGAGGCGATCCGCGACGCAGCCAAGAGCGCCAGCGGCCCGATTGCATACGCTCAAAATGCAGTATCGAAACTCGGGAAGGCCATGCCGTTCAATAAACTCTCGGGATGGTTCGAGCGGACCGAGAGCCGCCAGGGATTCGTTATCGCCATGCGCGACTTTTGGAGTCAGTCCTGGCGTCGGGGAGTGGGCTTCTCGAAGATGTCCCCCGAACTGACCAACGCCCTGACAGGCGCGGGTTATAACCCTGATCATATCTATGCCGCCATCGAAGCGGGCATGAACCAGGGCGAGATCGAGCGGGCGCTATTCGGCCAGCGGGCTGGGATGCAGGCGCGCGAACTGGTCCACGATGCCGCCCAGCGTGCGGGCATTTCCTCCAGTGAGGCCGCCCGTATCCTCGAAAAGGTCGGCGTACTGGACGCCCTGGACAACCTACTGACCAATGCCGACACCCCCGACAAGGTGCAGGCGGGATTCCGCCGCGCCATCCAGCGGGCGCAGGACGAGATCGACATGACCTACTCCCGCGACCTGACCGCGCGGACGGAATTCGTGGCACAGAAAACCGCAGCCGAGGGCGCAACCGCCATCCTCGACGCCGTGGTGGATACCTCCATGCCGTATATCGACACGTGGCTGGAACACTACATGCGCATGGGCAACCTTTGGGATAACCTCGACAACACGATGGGCGAGGACTTCAACCTGAAGGTGATCGAGTCCGCCTACCAGCAGAGCGATCAGGCCTTCCGCCGCGTGAACTCGTGGCAGGCCGCGACCTGGCAGGGCATCCTGAAAAATATTGGGATGCTTGAGACTGACTTCGGACGTTCCATCCTGGGCAGCCTGGCCGACAGTGACAAGGCGCTTTCCGAGGCGTACCGCTTCATGCTGGACGAGAAGCGCACGCACATAGAGAAGCACGGCAAGAACCCGACGGCACGCGAGGCGAAGGGTGACTGGTTTGCTTCGCAGAAGCGCGTCAATCAGAAATTCGACGAGGCCTTCAAGATCGAACGCCGTGGCAATGAAGCCATGCGCGACGCCTACGGCAAGTACTATACCGAGAACTACGGACCCGCCGCGGGTGAAGTAGCCCGCAAAATGTGGCAGGACGTGATCGACTTCCGCAAGCAGATGACCGACACACTCAAACAATTCCGCGACGGCGGAAGCCTTGCCACCTCGAAGGAGTTTTATCAGAACACCTACACGCCCATGATTGTGGAGATGGGCCGCATCAAGCAGGAAGGACAGGCGAAACTTTATCAGGCCATGACGGGCCGCATGATGCCCGCCGAGATCGCGCAGCTTACCCAGCAGGCGCAGGTCCGAGTCCAGACCGAGGCCGCCAGTGTATCCGCCCTTTGGGACGTGGCCGAACAGTACAGCAAGATGCAGCCTGGCAACTCCAGCAACTACAACCGCGCCGCCTTCCAGGATAAACACGCCCTGTTATTCGACTTGCAAAACGAGAAATACGGCGGGGATCCCACCATCACCGACATGAACGACGCCGCCCGCAAACTCACGCCCGAGAAGGTGCGCGAGATCCTGGACACCCGCAAGGCCGTGAAGGAACAGACCCTTGCCACCGAGGAGGCCGCGCGTCAGGCCCGCTTGCAGCAAGTGTTCGAGGAGAACGCCGCCCGAGCCGCAGCTCGCAAGACCCCCGAGAATACCACCGTCTTACAGGCCATCAAGAAGCACGGCGGGATCGACTGGCAGTACATCGAAACCATCACGGGCGAAAAGACCGCAAAGGGATTCCCGCCTGGCACATTCAGCAAGACTGGCAAAATGCGCTGGGCCCTGGATGAAATGGCGCGCCTGCTGGCTGACGACGGATACCCCATCAACCTGAACGACCCCAACGACATGGGCGGGATCCAGCAGACCATCGACCTGATCCAGCGGGCCCGCAATGGCGACAAGGTGTACCCCGTCGGCCATGATTACAGCATCGAGGCCGAGGCTATGGCCGCGCGCGAAGTGGCCGCCGCCGAGGAATACCTGACCGAGACCGTGGCCGCCAATGATATGCAGGCATGGGACGCCGAAGTGCAGGACGCCGCGGCCCATGGCGACTTCAACGCCCTGGCCGACCTGGTAGAGCGCATCCCCGAGGACGTGCAGAACCTACCGCGCACCGAAGGCGAGACCTACGCCGAGTATGTCAGCCGCGTATGGGACGAGACGACGACCCGCGTGCTGGCCGAGCAGACCGACTACGCCATCGCTGAGACCACCATCCGCGCACAAGACGCACTCCGCGCCGAAACCGCAGCAGGCGAGACCGCCATGACGCGCCAGATATTCCGCGAGAAGATCGCCAGCGAATTCGGGTTGACCGACGACATGGCCGACGCCGTAATGGAGACCACAGACGGACGCGCGAAGGGCTGGGCCGCCGCTCATGGGCGCACCCCTGACGAATGGTACAGCACGCACCTGGCCGAGGCCGTGGCGCGCGATACCAGCGGGATTCAGGGCGAGGCAGGCGCTAAGGGAGCCGTTCAATTCATGGACGATGGACGCGCTATTATCCGCGCCTTCGATGGTGGGGATGTCTCGACCGTGGTGCATGAAGTCGGCCACATCTTCCGCCGCGACCTGGAAGGCGCAGACCTTCGCATAATCGAGGACTGGGCCGAGGTGAAGGACGGCAACTGGACACGCGACGCCGAGGAGAAATTCGCCCGAGGCTTCGAGAAGTATCTGGCAGAAGGGAACGCGCCGACGCCGAAACTCAAACAGGTATTCGAGAAATTCAAGACCTGGTTGACCAACATCTACCGCAGCATTACGGGCAGCGCCATCGACATCAACCTGACCGACGAGGTGCGGGCTGTATTCGCTCGCCTGATCGACGAGGAAGCCGCGCCGAGAATGACCGAGCAGGTCGACCCCGCCCGCGTGGAAGCCGAGGTCCAGAAGGTACGGCGGGCGCGCGAAGGCGATACCTTGTTCCAGAAGGCCGCCCCCGTGGACACTCCCGAATTCCGCGCATGGTTTGGCGACTCGAAGGTGGTGGACGAGAACGGCCAGCCGCTTGTCATGTACCACGGAACAACAAAAGAATTCAACATTTTTGATGCTTCTAAATCAAAAAAAACCGACAGGGCAGTCACTCGCCTGTTGGGTTTTTTCTTTTCTGATTATAAAGGAGGAGCGGAGAGATACTCAGAGTGGAACGGAGCAAGCGGAAAAATATTAGAGGTGTATTTGTCAATCAAGAATCCATATAAAATGTCATATACAGAATTTGAAAATCTGAATATGTACACATTCGACAAAATGAAAAATAATAAATTTGTTTTTACAGATAATGACGTAAAGACATGGGATCGAGAAGCTAGAAAAAATATTCAAAACATAAAGAAGGATTTACAGAAAAAAGGTTACGACGGAATATTCATAAGAAACTCAGCAAATGACGACAATTTAGAGTATGTAGCCTTCAACCCCGAACAGATCAAGTCCGTGGCTAACCGCGGTACCTTCGACCCAAACAATCCGAACATCCTCTTCCAGGAGGCTACTCAGCCTCCTGGTGCCTACGATCAGGCCGCGGATGTCATGCCCACGGGCCCCGTCCTCGATGAAGGCTGGCAGCGTTATGTCCGCCCGTTGCTCGACTCTATGCAGGAAAGCGCAGTAGCCCGCCTGAACGAAAAGCCACTGGACGGCGCGCGCGACCTATCCCCTGAAGGCCAGGCCATGCTCCGCCAGTATATGAACAGGGTCAAGGGCGAAATGGCGACCAGTAAACTGGCGACCGTCCGCTGGGGCGAGAAGCAGCGCGACTTCGCCATGCTCAACTACAACCGCCGCTATGGGTTTGACCGCATGTTAGAGACGGTATTCCCTTACCAGTTTTTCTACACTCACTCGATGCTGCCCTGGGCCATGCGCGCGATTGACAAGCCGTCCTGGTTTATGAACTACGCCCGCCTGCGCAACCAGCAAAACCGATACGAGCGCGACATCCCCGAGCGCCTACGCAATAAGATCAAGATCCACGCGCCGTGGTTGCCTGACTGGATGGGTGACGCCCTGTACATCGACCCGCTGGGTGGATTGTTCACCCCTGCCAATTATCTGCGACCCTTCGAGCAAATGACGAAGGATAAAAACATGCAGATGATCGAGGCCGAGCGCATCCTGCAGGAATGGAGCGCCGACGGAACCACGAGCCAAGCCGACATCCAGCAGGCCATGAGCCACGAAGGACCGACCTGGGAGCGGGCAATGGCTGAGGCGGGGATCCGCCGCGAGGCTGAGATCGCCAACCCGTTCGACTTCTTCCGTACCATGTTCGGCCCTGCCTGGTACCTGACCACGCCGCTGAACTATGCGGGCATTGCCATCCCTGGGATCAGCACGGGCAAGCGCAGCGATGTCACCAATACCCCGCTCGCCAATACCGCCCGCGCCTTCGACACCGTGACGAACGGAAGCTGGGCCGAGCCTATCGGGAACGTGATCGGGCTGATGGGCAAGCCCGAGGAATGGGCCCGCCAGAAATTAGGCCTGCCAGAATTCGGAGAGTATGGCGATTACTACATCGACCGCCAACTGGCGAACATGGTAGCCGACGGCCTCGCCACCCCGCAGGACGCGCAAGTAGCCATGATTGAACGCACAGGCCCGCTATTCGAGCAGGCCCAGGAGCGTGTAAAGATGGAGCTCGCCATGCGCGTACCGCTGGCAGGCGCGACCTACGCCGCCACCCACGAAGGAATCGGCGCAGCGGCCCAGGCTTTTCTGCCTTCCCTATTTGGTTCTGGACTGCTGCCCGCGGGCGAGTTGGAATACCGCGGCATGAAGCAGGAATGGAACGACGCCTGGAAACAGTACGACGCAGGCGATACCGAGGCTGTCAATCGCTTCTTCGAGGAGCATCCCGAGTACGAAGTGTATCTGGCGAAGGGCAAGAAGCCCGCTGAGAGATTGAGATCCTTCCTGATCGGGCAGATATGGGACGGTTACATGGCCCTGGGCGAGACCGACAAACGCGCCGCACGCCTGGCCATGGGCGACGAATTCTCGCAGGCTTTCCTGAACAAAGAGACTCGCAGCTACGACACCCTGGACGTGCAGAAGTTGACCACCTGGTCCCGTATGCTGAACATGCTGACGCCGCGCACCGAAGTCACCGCGCCCGTGCTGGACAACCCCGACATTCAGCCCGTGCAGCCGATGGATCCGCGCATCACGCAGATCACAGATAAATTCTTCAACGATCGCAAGCGCCTGTTCCCGAACTACTATACCTTACAGCAGGCCTACTACAACCTGCCAAGAAGCGAGCAAGGCGCTTACCTATTCCGTCACCCCGAACTGAAACAGTACTTCGACTGGAAGAAGCAGTATTACAGGAACTACCCCGACCTGGTGCCCATCTTCAACGGCGAGGCATTCAAGACCGTGGACGTTTCGGGCTGGCCCAGTGCCCTGATCGACACCGTGAGCATGTATGCCATGACAGGCGACCCGCTGCCCAGCGGCGCGCGTGATATGCTGAAGATCATCTGGCTACGGGAGGGTATGCCGATGGGCGACTTCGACTCATGGCTGGAAAATCAGGTAGCCCCTGGGATGCTGAACGTCAGGCAGTAAAAGAAAACTCCCCGATTATGTCGGGGAGTTTTTATATACGAGCGCCGCCTAACGGTTTGCGTTAGCTGCGCGGCTTGCCACATTTATTGCAAGTGACTCTGCCGTCAGCGTGAATAGTTTTGCCTTGTTTCGCTGGGTCACAGGCGCAAGCCGCGTCAGCCTGCACGCTGTGTTCGGCGGCGATTCTGGATTGCAACCTATCACGCAAAGCAATGATTTGCTCTCGCGGCATAATCAGGGCGTAAGGACCAACCATGCCAACCAAGACGCGCCGCCAATTTTCAACTTGTGTATCATTCATAATATTTTCTCCGTGCCGCCGAACGGTCTGAATTACCTGCCGCCGTATATAGCGGGAAGTACATCCGCAAAGAAACTACTTTGCAGGGGATTGACGCTGTGCCCACCCGCGCCGAAGGCGGTCAAGTGCAAGCGGTTGTTAGGCAACGTAAAGACCGCTTCGGTTGTGCGGTAACGATTGCCTTGCATTTCAACCAGCGGGACAAAAGGCAACCAATCCGCCTTTGTATTCTCGCACACTATGACTTCGCCCATTCGCTCGGAGCTCCATTGCGCCAAATGACTGTAATCAATTTTGCTATGGACATAATACTTTCCGCCTGTTTGATATGGCGGGTCAATAAACCAAGTGGCTTGTTGATTTTCAATCTCGGTGTAATCGCCCTGCCTGATTTCCCAATGGCGGATTTTCCAAAGGTTATCAGCGGCAAACTGTAATTTGTAATTTTGCGTATTCGGGCGGATAACTGTTTTCCACTTGCTTGCTGTTTTCTTTGGTTGCGTTGGAGCTCCTACGATAATCATGCCAACAAACCACTTGGCTTCGATGCAATCAAAATTATATTGGTCTGTCGTTTCGCCAAACTTCAAGCGGGGCAAGCCCAGCACATCAGCGGGTGAACACTGTTGCAACCATTTCCAAACTCTGACAATCACTTCGTATTTGTCCACAATCAAAACGTCACGGTCAAAATAGCGCAAGGCATATTGAGCAGTTCCAGCAAAAGGCTCGATGACCTTCCCAAACTGCGGGGCTGGATAATGACGAATGACTTTGCTTTTACTGCCGTAATAAGACCACATTGTTTTAGTTGCCTAACGGTTTGCGTTACTGGCGGGGCTGGTATAGATCGCAACCATTGCCAGTACGGATCGGACATTGCGGGGTGAGTTCTAATTTGCAAGACGTGCAAGCCCCGTCCAGTGCACGCTGTGTTGGGCGGAAACTACCGTATCTCTGCCACGTATAATCGCAACCAAGACAAACTAGAATATCAATATCGCCAAAGTTTACAACATCGCCCCACTCATCTAAATCACCATCTGCATATACATCATCTGCATTCACCGTTGAAATACTACTTCCCCCATTCCAATCGCTATCATGGCGGGCAGAGATAATTCGCGGGCTATTACAATATGGGCAATTGACCATTTTTTACCTTACCTTTCGTTTGCAGGGCTTCCGCCCAACGGCTGGCTTTACCCGCCGCCGCTTTCAGAATTTTCGCCAGAATCCGACCCGCCAGCGGCGGTCGGGTGCAAGCCTTTGTTAGCCCGCACTTCATTCTGGCAAGTTACTTTCAATTGCTCATCGCCAGATAGGG